ACGCAAACGCAGAAGAACAGCTGCAAGAAGAACAGGTTGAAATCCAAGTAACTGAGGATCCGGTTGAGTCGGAGGATGAGCTAGAAACCTACACCAAGTCGGTTTCGAAGCGAATCAACAAACTTAATCAAAAAAATCGAGAGGCCGAAGTGAGAGCGCAACAGCTCGAGCAGATCGCGCTACAAAAAGAGGCGGAACTTCAACAATACCGCAAATATACAGCGCAACAGTCAAATACTGTTCTTCAAAAAGAAGAAGAGGCTCTGACGTCTAAAGAGTCACAAGTCGATGATGTCTACCGAAAAGCAGTAGAGTCAGGCGATCCCGATTTGATCACCAAAGCGTCGAAGCTTCAAAATGACATAGCGATTCAGAAAGAAAAACTGCGAGTGGCAAAAGCGCGTCAGCAGCAGGAACAACCGGCTCAAGAGGAGACTTATGTCTCTCAAGGGAACGAACAAGCCGTCGAAGCGCCTGTGCAAGAGAGTGCCGCTGAGGAGCAGATCGAGCCAACAGAAGACGCCCTGGAGTGGCACTCTCGCAACCCCTGGTACGGCGATGGCGAGGACGATAACAATTTGAAAGCGACGCAGTATGCGTATTACGTCCACTACAATTTGGCGAACGAGGGCTTTGATGTCGGCTCAGAAGATTATTACAACGAGTTAGACAACCGTGTCGCTGAAGTTTATCCTCACACCAGATCTGCCAGTGGTGGATCTCAGACCGTTACGAATGAAGCTAGGCCCACCGTGCAAAGAGTCGCTTCAGCTCCGTCAGGGAGTCGGTCAAAAACACGAGGCAACACTAAGAGCGGTGTCAGCTTTTCGAAGTCGGAACTTGAACGACTCCGAGGTCTGAAGCCACACAACATGAGCGAAGAAGCTTGGTTGCAAAGGGTGGCTAAAGAGAAGCAAAAAATTGCACAAAGAGAGGCAAGTTAAATGACAGAAACAAAAGCAAACGCACGCTCGAGCCGTGACTCGCAGTCGCACGATAACAAGACTCGCAGAAAACCATGGCGCCCAGTGAGAAGCCTGGAAACACCCCCACACCCGGAAGGTTACACCTACCGGTGGATAAGGGAGTCGATGTTAGGTCAGGAAGACAGAGCAAATGTCTCGCGTCGTCTGAGAGAGGGATGGGAACTCGTTAGAGGAACCGAGCTGCCTCCAGAGTGGCGATCCCTGCCTACCATGGACAACGGCCGACATGAAGGCGTCGTTTACAACGAAGGGTTGCTTCTAGCTAAGATCCCGAACGAAACGATTGAAGAGAGGAGATCTTATTACAGATCGAAATCTCAAGAAGCCACAGATGCGTTAGATAACAATATGTTTAACGAAACTCGCGGCGACAGTCGTTATGTGAAATATGATCCTCAGCGAGATAGCAACGTAACTTTTGGACGTAGGTAAGAGGTAATTACAAATGGCGAACAAAGACGCTGCATTTGGAATGAAGCCGATTCGTATGATCGGCGGCGCACCTTATACTGGTGGCACAAGTCGATATCGGATCGCTGCGAACTATGGCACATCAATTTTCCAAGGCGACATGGTTGCCCAGGTTACTGGTGGTACGGTCGAAGTTCACGCAGATGGCGGGACGGTGCCAGTAGTAGGTGTTTTTAACGGTTGTCAGTTCACTGACCCGACCTCGGGCGAGCAAGTTTTTCAAAACTTCTATCCCGCGAGCACTAACGCTTCTGACATAATTGCATTCATCGTTGACGATCCGAATGTGGTTTATGAAGTACAAGCTGATGACACGTTCCCAGTCGCTGATCTTTTCGGCAACTTCGATATTGTGTACACCAGTGCAGGCAGCACATTGACTGGCATTTCGGGCGCTGAGCTTGATGTCACTACCGGTGCAACTGCCACGACATTGCCGATCAAAGCGATCGACATTTCGCAAGATCCGAACAACTCGGATGTGGGCTCCGCTAATACTAACGTGTTAGTGGTTATTCAAAACTCAGTCTTTGGCGTTAAAGGCGCCGGACTAGCGTAGAGGAGCTGAACAATGGCAATTTCAAGAGCGCAGCTCGCTAAAGAATTGGAGCCCGGCTTAAATAGTTTGTTTGGAATGTCTTACGCGGATTACTCGCGCGAGTATGAAGAAATATTCGCCATAGAGGATTCGTCAAGGGCCTTCGAGGAGGAAGTCCTCATAACCGGATTCGGTGGAGCGCCAACTAAAACTGAAGGCCAAGGTGTAGCGTTTGATAATGCAGGTGAGTCTTTCACCGCAAGATATACGCATCAGACAGTCGCCTTAGCATTCTCGTTAACCGATGAAGCAGTAGAAGACAACTTATACGATTCGTTAGGTAAGCGGTATGTGAAAGCGTTGGCACGATCCATGGCTAACACCAAGGAAGTTAAAGGCGCGGACGTATTGAATAATGCGTTTGACACCAACTTTACTGGTGGAGATGGAGTGACGCTGATCAACACAGCACACCCTCTAGCTGGTGGCGGCACTGCCGCAAACCGTGCAACGTCAATGGCGGATCTCAACGAGACATCACTGGAAGATGCCTTGATTGACATATCAACCTTCACGGACGACAAGGGTCTCACTATTTCGGTGCAGGCAACCAAACTTGTTGTACCCCCACAATTAGTATTCGTGGCAGACCGCATTCTGAACTCAACACTGAGATCGGGCACTGCGGACAATGACATCAATGCAATTAGAAACACTGGCGTTCTGCCTGGTGGTTACACAGTGAACCACTATCTGACAGATCCAGATGCGTTCTTCTTGTTGACGTCGGTCACCGATGCTGGGGAAGGCTTGAAGATGTTCCAACGCACGCCGATGGAAACGAGCATGGAGCCTGACTTTACAACAGGAAACATCCGCTATAAAAGTCGCGAAAGATATTCGTTTGGCTTTTCCGACTGGCGTGGAATTTACGGCTCTCAAGGGGCGTAAAGACCAAGCAAAAAGAAGGGGGCTACGCCCCCTTTTTTTGTGCCTATAAAAATTGTCGGTTTCTGGGCTGTGTGCTATAACAGCAAGATCCTGACAGCCAGCAATCCCGGTGGCTGACATTTGCCAAGACAGGAGGTCAACATGGCTACGACTACTTTCAACGGCCCAGTCCGATCAGAGAAAGGTTTTCAACAAATTTCAAAAGCAGCTAACGGGACTATTACCGTTACCAGCGGTGACAAGATGGCAACTGAGGCCACTGGCGGCGCCGGTATTGAGGGCACTGCTGCCGTCTACGTTACTCAAGTAACTCGCCTGAAGAGCGACGTCACGACCAACGTCAACATTGTCAAAACGACGATCATGATTGACCTTACTGGATTGAAGGATGGCGGCACGGCTGGCGACATCATCGGCAAAGACGGCTCTGGCGTCGCGTTCATAGGTAAGGTGACGACGGCGAACCAGGGCAGTGTTTTTGGCGTCACTATGACCTGTGTCGAAACACCCGCTGGCGGAAGCACTGACATTGATCTGTTCTCTGCCACAGAGGGCACTGGCGTTAATGACACTGCAATCGGTGATTTAACCGAAACGCAAATTATCAACGCGGGAGCGGCCTCCGCCGGGACGATGGTTGCTGGTGGCGATATCGCTGCTGATCAATTCTTGTACCTGGTAAGCCAAGGCACCGGCGACGCGACTTATACTGCTGGACGTTTCCTTATCGAAATCACTGGCTTTGATGTAGCTTCCTGATAGGAGAGAATCATGGCTGATGCGGTCACATCTCAAACCATCCAGGACGGCGAGCGCAAAGCCGTTCTGAAGTTTACCAACGCCAGCGATGGCACTGGTGAGTCGGCTGTAAAAAAGGTGGACGTTTCTGCTCTC